AAAAAACGTTATCTAAGTGTTCAGAGAACTTATCTAATAAACCAAAAAAACTGTATATAATTTTATCTATCATTCTAGTATTAATGCTTTGATTGATTTTTCACCCATGTATATTTCTGTTTCAGCAAGTGATTTTATGCACTGATACTCAATATTTTTTGATGTACCTCTTGAGGCAACTCTTTTACCCTTCAAGCAGTCAGACATAGAGTCTTGTATTCTATGCTCTTTAATCTCTCCATTAACTATTAATAAAAGTGCTATAACAATTTCTTGCATCAGTGTGTACCATTTGTATATTTCATTTCTCTTGAAGCATCTTTTAATCCCTCAATATCTTCTAAAGCCTTGTCAAGCATTTTTTCAATATGTTGAAGCATAACTTGGTTGTGTATGTTTTTATCTAAAAGCTCTTGATGTTTTTCTACAGTTTCGTAAAGGTCTTCCAAGAGTAAAAATTGTTCTTTATCAACTGTTGTTTGCTCAGAAGCCTTAAGTAAATCAGCATTCATAAGCTCTCTTGATGTTTCAAGTGATGTTAGTCTAGCAGTAATCTCAGTATATGCGAAGATACCCATAGACACTGCAATAATAATACCAACCATATTCTTGATTGGCATAGCGACAGATGTATTTTCACTAACTTTCATAATCTACCATAAATAATTTTATACCTAATTTCTTTTGTTCTTTAGTAGGACTTCTGCAAATCTTGTAAGAACCTTTAGGCTTATCTTTTAAACTTTTACCTTTTTTTGTTTTTCTATAGGTTATAGTTTTTATATCAATGAGTGTTATTTTACCATTTTTGTCAACGATAACAATATCAAATGGACAAGCAGGATCTACAGATTTAGCAACAAAATAACCTTCTTTGGTTAGTTTTGCTATGGTTTCATATTCACCAACAGTGCCTTTTATTGAAGTTTTTTTTTGTCTTTCAGAGATTAGTTTATCAGGTTTATAACCAGATTTGCTAGACTTGTCAGACTCAGTGCTGCTACGAACCATAAGATTTTGTAGATGTTATTGATTCTTAAGTTTAAATGGTGCAAATGGTTATCCCTAATTACATCAATTTTGTGGTGGATCAGTTTTAGCTCACCTTCAACTTTAATAATTTTTTTTTCGTTTTCTTGAGGTAAGTTTTCCATTTAATATCCATTTTCTTTCATATCTGATAAAACTTTATCTTTTTCATCTTGAGATATAATTCCATCAGAAGCCATAGCTGCTATAGCTTGTCTAAAACTTCTTCCAGCTATTGTTTGATTTTGATTGTATCTAAAACCAGTTGTTAAATATTTTATAACTTTATCATTAGTCATCATTTTTGCTAATGCAGCAGGTGTTAAAATAATACCAGCAGCTATACCTGGACTACCTAATACACCAGCAGTTCCTCCTGCTACTAACTGCATGACAGCACCAGATTGTTTCATTTGAATAAATATTGCACCAGGAGTACCACCTCTTTTTCTTATTCTTCCTTGTGAAAATTTAAGTGCGTTAGAAAAATTTACTAAATTTTTTATTTGATTAGGTTCAAAAAAGGCATTAAATGTTTTTTTCTTTTTTATTTTAAGTAAATCTTCAAACTTAGTTCCATTAATTTGTCTGCCAAATTGATCAGATTGTGTTGATGATCTTGTTAAAATATCTTCTAAAAATTCGCCTCTTAATTTATTTTTTAATTGATTTCTAACAGCTTTATCTTTTACTTCATCAATAATTTTAAATGTAGAAGTAACCAATGTAGGTCTATCAGCAGCTTGTGGAACTATTGACTTATAAACAAGCTCTGGGTCTTTATCCATTAATGTTTTGAATAAATCATCATTGTAAACTTTAGCTCCTTTTTTATAAAAATTATTTGCTTTTCTATATAAATCTTGTACTTCCTCTGGTAATTTTGCAGCAGTCATAGATTCATCTATGTATTTAGCTGCAACTGCTGCTAGTCTTTGTTTCTTTTTACCTAATCCAGGTTCAGCTAATGCTCTTGTAATTTCTAAATAATCTGATCTTAAATTATTTGCTTTTTTAAAATTTACAAAATTTTTCTCAGCATCTATACCTCTTAAAAATGAAACTAAAGCACCACTTTCTGATTTAGCACCAATGTTTTTTAGTTCTCCTTTAGCCCATTTTTTTAAGGTTGTAATATCTACTGCATTTGGATTACCTGCTCTTGTAAGAGCTTCATCAAGTGCTTTGTACTTAGAGTTAGATGTTGCTTTAAATGCTTTTTGACTACCAGCTAAAGTTTGTTGAAATAATAAACCTAATTCTTCTTCTCCTGCTAAACTTTTATATCTTGTAGCAAAATCTTCTATACCAGATGTTGCTATACTTTCAGCACCTTCTCTTGCAGACCTAATAGATCCACCACCAACTAAACTTAAATCTGCTACATTTTCTAATATGTCAATAGTTTGACCTTCTTGTAATAAAGCTGGTGTTAGTTTACCAGTTCTAGCAGCTTCCATAATTCTATCAGAGTAAGTTCCTTTTGGTGCAGATAATATTTTTTGTTTTTGTTTATCAATAGTAGCAATAGCTTCTTCAGCACCATCAATTAATTTTTTGTTTTTACCTATTGCTTTTGCAATACCTTTATTAATTATTGTACCAGCACCTTCTGCTGTAGCACCTGTAAAAAAAGCTCTTAACAAATCTTTTGTTACATCTTCTGTTGGATCAAATGTTTGAGATACAGCAGCACCACCTGCTTCTCCTAAACCTGCACCTGTCATTCTAGTTGCTACTGCTTGTAAAGCTGGTCTTACAAAAGCTGCTGCTCTACCAACATATAAAGGTAAAGTTAGTTGAGGTGCAAAAGCAGTTCCTGCAACAGCTCCACCTACCTCTAAAACTAATCTACCAAATTCAGGTGATGATAAATAATCAGCTACAGCTTGTGATCTTTCATTCATTTCAGGCATTTCATCATAGTCTAACATACGACCATAAGCACCTTGTTGTTGTCTTTGTTGATCTACTGTAGGTAAATTTTGTTCAGTAATTGTTTCTTGTTGTTGAACAGCATTAGATTGATCTAATCCCCTTCTTCTTTCAAGTTCTTTTTGAATTAGTTCTCTGCTCATCTTTGTAATTTTAATAGTTCTTCTAAAACATTTGTTGGGAGAGATTGTATTTGTTCAGGTGTTAATGTTATAGAAGAAGGTTGTTCTTGTGTTGTTACTCCATATAAACTTAATCCACCTGAGTCAAAATATTGTTGTAAATCATCTTCTCTATAAGGTGCAAAAACTTGTTTTTTTTGTTTTTCTAAACCTTCTCTATTTCTTTTAAGTATTCTTAAAAAAGTTGCTTCATCAGGAGTTTTGGTTGCTCCAACTAATTCTGTTTGTAACCTACCAAATTCAGAAGGAGTTACAGCAGCACCTGATCTTTTTTGAAGTTTTATGTTTGAATATTTTTGTATTAATGCTCTTAGTTCATTACCAGCCTCAGATGCTATAAATCCAGGAATATTACCACCTACAATACCCACTCCAGGTAAATTTTTACCATCTAAACCCTCAATAAAATCTTCAATATCTTTTAAAGATTGATCTACTTCTGACAGTTTAGAATCTTTTACAGCTTTACCAATTTTTTCAACTCTTTTGTCAAAATAAGAATTTACTTTATAATCTACTATTTGATTATTTTTTTTAAAAACTATAACATCATCTTTTTCATTCAAACCTAATAATTTTATATCTTCTGGTGTAGCTGCACTAGCAACTTTTTGAGTATCACCAATATTTATTGTTTGACCTGAACCTATCTGTTTTATTTCGTTAGTTCTTTCGTTTATTTGATAACCTTTATTAGGATCAAGATTAACACCTTCAGATTTTAATTTTTCAAATTCTGCTGACGTTAATGCTCTAAATTTATTTGCTTTTTTTGGTGTCATTAATCTTTGTAATTGTGCTGTTTGCATAGCAGCAGGAAAAAATGCTTGTAAAGGATCTTTACCTTGTAAGCCTTGTCCATAAATAGCAGAACCTAATAATGCAGCTTGGGGAATATTACCTAATAAACCACCTTGTTGATTAGCAGAGGTATCTATTAATCCTTGTAATTGTTCGTATCTTCTTCTTAGTCTATCAATCATTATATTAATCCTCTTGTTCTCATGTAGTCTATATTAAAAGGGTTGGTACTCAAATTTGATGCCATTAGACCGCCATAGGGGTCTGTAGAATAGCCAAATTGTTGATTTGGAGCTACTATACCCAAAATACTATTAACACTATTTTTAGCATTATTATAATCCCTTTGCAAATCAGAACTTAATGGTGAACCTTGAGTCATATTCATATTATTAAAAAAATCTTGTGCTACCGAATCAGGTCTATTTAAGTTAGGATTTACAATATAAGGTGCATCTGGAGCTATTCTGTTCATAACATCTCTATCAGAATCACCTGTATTAAAGTTGCTCATAGGTACATTAGAATCTCTACCTTGACCATAACCAAGTGCAGCATTACCTAATAATCCTCTTTGACCAGCTTCATTAAAACCCATGAACTTACTACGATCCATGTAATTACTTAAACTTTTACCACCTGCCATTAAAAATCTTGCAGTAAGAGGTAAGTAATCTGGTAAACTTTGAAAGTTCTCAGCAAAGGTCATTGTTGCAGGATTGTCAACTATCTCACCTGTATCAGCATCAACAGTTTTATTACCCATAACATCTTCACCTGTTTCAGGATCTTTAGCAATAATACCTGTACTGTACATTTGAGCTTTAGTCATGTACTTACCATTTACATTTGCTAAAGCCTGTCCTTCGTCTGTATAACCTCTTTCTATTTCTCTATCTGAATATGTTTCTACACCTTTACCAACCATAGATGTATCTGCACCTAATCTAGCTTGTGCTAAACCTGGATCTACTTGTCCTTCGCCTGTACCAATAGTTGTTGTTCTAAGATTACCTTGATTATCAACGTAATCAATTTCGTTTCTGCCAACTATTTCATCGTTTGATCTGCTAAAAGATGTGTTTGAAACTCTTGTATCTGCTGCGGTGCTTATACCAGGTTCACTTGAGTAGAATGCCTCAGCTCCTGATACTTGCATATCATTTCCGCCACCTCCAGAGTCTGAACCTGATCTTGAACCCATAAGAACTCCTTTATAAAATTATAGAAATGATAAACAAAATGTATAAAGCAATAATGTGTTTAGTAGGCTTTGCTCTTACTTTTTGTTCAAGGTCAAAATAAAATTTTTTAATTCTATCCATTATAATAAACCTCCTAATAATCCTAAACCACCACCAAGTAATGCACCTGGAGCTCCTCCAAATTGTCCACCAACTAATGCACCTCCTAGTGCAGTTGAAAATGGATTGGCTTGAACTGATGATGTTCCTACAGTTGTAGGTAATCCTGTTGCTATTGGATTTACAAAATTTGCATACTGAGATAATGCTTGTGCTGGAGCTAGTTGTCTTTGTCTTTGTATATTTTCTAGTTGAGCTCCTGTTTGAACTAAACTTGGAATTTGTGTAGCAAGTCCTAACTGTCTTCCTCTTTCAGTTCCATATTCTTGAAATGCTAAAGGTAATGCAGCTTGAGCTACTTGTGAAACTATTTGTTGTTGCGACATGGGAGAACCTGGTGTTCTTCCTGCTGCACTAAATTGTGATTGAACTCCTGTTGCAACGTCTGCTGCTGTTTTTTGTATTAATGGGGCTAAGAAAGGATTTAAATATTGACCACCTAATGTTGCAGCCATTTGTTGTTGAGCTGCTGTACCAAGAGCTTCTTGTCCTGCAAGTCCTGTCAATGTTTGTTGTGTTGGTGCTACATATCCTGCTGCACCTGCACCTTGACCATATATAGTTCCAGCTTCAGATAATATTTGTGCTAATGCTGGTTCTGCTGGTGCATAAGGTGTTACTTGTTGTGTAGTAGTTCCACCACTTGATCCTCCGCCAAAACTCATTTTAACTCCTCTTGTTCAATTTTCTTTTCTAAAACTACATGGGTTCTTTTGTAGTTAAATAAATTTAAAACTCTTTGCCAACCTGGTCTAGCAATCAATTCCATCATTTGACAACCTTCTTCTTTAGCAAAGTCTTCTATCTTGCTAATCAAGTGTTGCCACTTGTGTCTTTGTCTGCCAGTCATAATATAGATATGACAAACTTTACCAAACTTTCTTTTTATCAACTCAGTAACTACAACACCAAAATATTTATTTGTTGTAAGTTTTTGTTTGCGATCCCATAATATCCAAAGTTGGAATTTACCTTCTTTGAGAAGATCATAAACAAAGTCTGAATCGGTAAGTTGACTTGAGTAAGCTAGTGCGTTTTTTATATCTTTTTCTACAACACCCCAAACCTTTTCAAGTTCTTGGATTGGTATTCGTACTAATTCCATAAATACATTAAAAAATGCCTAATAACAACTATATATTAAGCACTCTTTTCGTCAAATATTTCTAAATAACTTATCATGCCTTCAATCTTATTTGCTGTTGCGACTTGTATTTTTACTATATCGCCTGACTCTAAAACTAAAGGTGCAACCACTCCATTATCTGTAGTATCTGCTGCTAAGTCCTTATGGTAAATTTTGTATGTAGCACTAGCAGAACTATCAGTAACAGATATTTCTGTTTGTATTGCAGAAGCATCATCATTGTTTATTTGTATGCTTTTAACAATCGCAGTCCTATCTGTAGGTACAGTATAAACTGTAGTTAAATTAGTTGTGCTTAAATTAAATCCTGCATTTTTATAAATATTAGCCATTCTTAGGGTACTTTACCTTGACTGCTTTTATAGCTTCATAGAAATCAAAATACTTAGATTTTAATTGTGGGTCTTGATCTATTGAGTGCCATAGCATATCCAACTGATCTCCTATTTCAGGATAAGCATTTCTTCTTTGTTGTGCATAATTAGATTGTTCAGAATCAACCCAAGCATTAACTTGTGTCCAATCAATATTTATTTCATTATTTTTAATATCATAAGCAGTTATATTTTCTTGTGTATTTCCATAAATTGTAACTACAGAATTATGTATTGATCTAATTGCTTTATGTAAATTCATTAAACTTCTACCTCCATAATTGATAGAGAAATTTTTTCATAAGTTCCACCACCTCTGCCACTACCTCTATCGTCTCCCCAATAAAAAGTGTAAGAGCCACAAGGTGCACCTCTTATTTTAAAAGTTGTTGAAGATGTTGTTCCTGATGTCATTATGTATTGAAAATTTCCATTATCAACTACTTGACCACCACTATCTCCATTTCTATCTCTAAACCAACTTTTTAACGCATCTGCTGTGCTATCTTGAAATAAAGCAATTACATAACCATTATAATTTTGTTGTGAAAAAGATAAATTACAAGTTATAATTAATTTTGTACTAGCAGATGTTGGTGTAATTGTAGCAGTTAAAATTTCAGCACCTTCTGTATTTTGAGGAATACTATCATCAAAAGGAATTTGAGTTGTGGTTGAACCTGTTGTTGAACTATCAGTAACTACAAATTGTTTAATTTTACCAGTAGAAATAGCTGCTGGTAGAGCTGTTATCGCAGATATTGTATTATTGTTTGGTTTAATTATTGCCATATATTATTCTCCACTTGGTTTTGTTGGAAATTCTTTTGCAATTACTTCATCAGAAGTTGTAAGACCATTTGTTAAATTTCTTAACTCAGTTCTATATGCTCTCCACTCATTTTTTTGTAAATCTGTTAATGGAGCATTATTTAATTCTATCCAATCACATTCTAAAAGCAATTTATTTCTTTTTTTTCTTAACTGTTCTAATTCACCTTCATATTGTCTAGAGGCTACTTCTGCTTGAAAATCTTTGTGTTCTTTTTCTTCAGCTGGTGTCATATCTCTAATAACACCTTCAAATAAAATTTTAGTCATTATATATTAAATCCATATGTTCTTACTTTTGTTGTTGCTCCTATTGATCCATTACTAAGACCAATTTTAAATCTGTCGTATGATGTAGTATCAATTTTTATAGCAAGAGTATGAGCTTGTTGTGCTGCATTATCAGTTGCGTTTCCAAAATTTAATTTAGAAAGTATGTGAGTATTCCCTGCTGTATAAGGATTAAATACATCAATATAACCTGATGGCATCCCTTGATTAGAGTTTGATTTATAATCATTACTACTATCATCACCAAATAATTTTATTGAACTATCACTTGAAGAATAAGTATCTTGGTTATTACTTCCTCTTAATCCAATAGTATTTCTTTGATAGCCAGTTACTACGCCACTAGAAGTTGCTAATTGAAAATATAAAGCTGATGGTTCGCTAAATTTAAATTGATCAAACATAATTCTATAGCTATTGTAAGTATCACTAAAAATTGCTCCAGTTTGAATATTTGCAATAGTTCCAGAAGTTACACTTTGAGTATCTAATAAAACCATACCACCTAATCCAGATACGAAATTAGCTCTAGTCATTTTTCTAAGTGCAGAGGCAGAAGTATCATGGATTAAAATTGTGTCGTCAGTTGCAATTGATGTTTCTGCTGTTTGTCCAGTAATAACATTTACATTTAAATGTTCATTTTCAACAGCACTATCTGCAATTTTAGCTTCAGTAACTGCATCTCCAGCTAGTTTTGCTGTTGTTACATTGGCATCAACTATCTTAGCAGTAGAAACTGTAGCATCTGTTGGTGTTCCTGCCGATAAAGAATTACCAAACACCATTATAAAATCTATAACATCTCCTGTTGCAAGGTTAGATGCAAATGTAAGTGTTGAACCACTTACTGTAAAACTGTCTGTTGGAGCTTGGATAGTTCCATTTAAGCTCACTAAAAATTGATTTACACTTTCATAGTCTGTAAAGTTTGAGCCACCATTTTGCATAGTGTACGCAGCTTGACCATTAACAGCAGTTATTGCGTCTAGCTTTACAAAGTTTCCTATTACTGGTGACTTACCTATATATGCCATTTATTAACTCTTTGGGTTA